GCCGGTAGCCCATCCTCGAACACATACCACACCACCAGAATGCTCCAATCTCAATATCGGGCCGACCCCACGCCGACCACGACCTCAAACACTACACCAACCAACCACCACCCCGCAACCCTCGAACCCGGCGCACCCCGCCCGCACCACTATCGACACCGACGCTAGGCGGCATTCCGCTACTTGCCCGTAGCGTTATCGTTCGATGTTCTTTAGGTGGAGTGGTCTAGACGAACGGTAGCTCGAGCTAGACAAACGGTCGACCCGACTATACCTAAAGTCGATAGGTGTAGACCAAAGGTAACCGGTACTATGCCGAAGGTATAGGCCAGGGGGATACTTATACCTGTGTGTGGGTGTGTGTGGTTTTGTTGGGGTGTTGTGACGTGGGTTTGTTTGTTCCCCCGTCCAGGTGCCTCTGCTGGACTACCTCCGCTTTGTTTATGGTCGCGGGAATACGACTTGGTGTTTGTACGGCCCTCGCGGGTTCGAGCGTCTCCTGTTTTCGTGGCCGGCGCAGCTTCTTCGTCTTGTCGCCGGGCGCATGGGAGATCGACCACGTTCCCGTGGGTTCTGCCCCGCTCTGTGCTACGAGAGTACGGCCTGACGCTGCGTGACGCTGTTTGGGAGTGTAGCAGACGCGTGAAAGCCCCGGCGTTGTTGCTGCCGGGGCTTTCGAGGTTGTGGTTGGGTTGTTGTCAGCGTGCGCGCTTGGGCTTGCGGGTGCTGGGCTTGCGGGTTCGGGGCTTCGGGCCGTTGTTGACGATGTAGCCGAAGCCGGTTCCACCCTTGTCGCCGTACGGGTTGGCCTTCCAGTTCTTGGAGCCGCTCGGCTTGGGTCCGTAGGTGAACGAGTCAGCGATGAAGGTTTCGCGTCCCATTGCACGGTTGGTGGTGTTGAACGTGGTGTACGAATGCCGGTTCTTGGCTTCGCTGCGGGCCTTGCCCATGTATCCGGTTGGGGCGGGGCGCTTGCTCGAGGTCTTCTTGGGCATTTGGTTTCTCCTAGCTAGAGAGGTTGGTGCCCGCATTCTATATGGCTTGTGTTCTAGTGAACGGGGATCCTGTTATCCCGTACACGGAACGGCTGGTCGCATTCGGGGCAGAGTGCGTGCGTTTCGTTCCAGATGGTTGCGGTCGTTGCCGGGTGCTGGTAGCTGCCTGGGCAGCGTCGGTCGCGGAGTGATGGGTGTGCGTGGTGGTGTTCGATGGCGGTCATGGTTCGAGGAGTTTCACGATGTAGATGCAGGGGTCTTCGCCGGCTTCGTATGCGTCTGCTTCTTCTTCGCTGTATGGGGTGCCGTCGTGGGCGCCGCAGGTTGGTGGTTGGCAGTATCCGTTGTTGATGCCGTGTTGGAGCCATCCGTGGATGGTGTTGAGTTGTTCGAGTTGGTTGGCGGCTTGGCAGGTGATGCAGGTGGTGTTCGTGCAGGAACACTCGAGGCGAAGCTGTCGGGTGATGTGTAAACTAAAGTCGACACGTTCGTAGCGTTCCCACCAGTTGCCGTGACCGTCTGTGATGTCGTCAGTCACGGTTCTCTTCCGTTTCTTGGGCGATCACAACAATGGTGAAACCAACGGCGCTACCAATCATTGCCGGTAGCAGATACCAGTTCGTGAGCAGATCATTCACGGCTTCCCTCCGAACATCGCGTTGAACTTCCGGGTGAACACCGTTTCGTCCGGCGACCTGCCCTGACGGGCCAGTTCGGCACAATACGCCTCATACGCCACACAGAACCCTGTTTCCGGAGCCATCACCTCAAACTGGGCGAACCGGGCACCAGGACGATCCTGCTCCTCCAAACGCTTCAACTGGGCTCGACACTCGTTCAACGTCGGCACCGAGGTCGGAGAATGCCGAATCAGGGCACCGAACGCCTCACGAACCACCGAATCCTTGTAACCAGCAAGAAGCTGCACCCATTGCGACAACACCTGCTTCTGAATCTCCGGGCTGTCCTGATCGTGTTCCCACGGCATCCGTCGAGGCCGATACGACACAGCAATCTCACCAGTCAAGTATTCGAACGCGTCCTTACGGATCACAGCGGCAACTCCATTTCTTCGTATAACGGATCATCTCTTTGTACGACAACAAGATGTGGATCGTTCAACACCAGTTCCCATCTGTATTTGTCGCATGTCGGTTGGTCAGTTCTCCGTGGCTTCCCGTCAGAATGAACCCATTGCTTGCCTTTCGTGCGAACTGTATTTACCCAACCAGAAGCTCGAAGAGTTGTCCCTAATTCAGAATCGAGAATGTATGTCTGGATTCTGACGTACCCCATTGCTTTACCTGCTCGCGCACATGCCGAGTACAACATCGAACAAACATTTGGGGTGCCGTCGGCCGCGAGTCTGGTTACTTCAAGAACCTCGGACGGCGAGCCGGCCAACCTTGCTACAGGACGCCCAACTATTGCTACGCCATGCAAGAAGCCACTCGCATCAACACAACCAAGACTAAATCTGTGACCGACTACAGGCGCATGATGACGGTGATGCTTAGCCACAAACCAGTTAGCAGTTGACAGTTCAAGCGGTACAACCCACAACGGGACGGCACCAACAGGTTTCACAACATCTCCTTTCTCAAAGCCTCCACCGCAGACAAACTACCACACTCCTGCTCATCCGTCCACCGCAAACCCCGCAACCACGACGCCGGATACGGCACAAACCGCCGATCCAACGAGAAACCGTATTTTTCGAGGCCGGCGAGGATGGTGTGGGGGTCGGTGTGCTTCGTCACCTGTTTCCACGCTTTCCGGGCGTCAGCTTTCGCTGTCTTCCGAGGGTACGCAGCCCAGAAACGGTCGAACCCGTCCTCGACGGGTGTCGGGTGTTGGTTAGGTGGTGGTTCAGTAACTGATGTTTCATGCGCGGAACTGGAGTTCCGGTGGACTACCGGAACTGTAGGACACTTTTCTTGGAACTGGAGTTCCGGTGGACTAGCGGAACTAGAGGACCGGTGGTTGACCTGATAGGTCCACACACCCAACGTGCCGTCCTTCCTTCGACGGCGTTCCAGTTTCGTGATCAACCCGGCTTCCTCGAGGGCGTCCAAGTGTTTCCGTACTTGGCGTTCCCCGAGCCCGCAGCGTTCCCCGAGCCTGCCGGTCGACGGGTAGCAGCGCCCGTCAACGCCGGCATGGTCTGCGAGTGCGAGCAGGACGAGTTTCTGGCCGGTTGTGAGGTTTGGTTGTTCCCACACCCAACCCATGACTTCGATGCTCATGAGTTCTCCTTCTCTGAGGTTTCTGACGGTACAGGTTGCGTGACCGTGATGCAACGTGTACAGTCATTCATGTCAGGCCTGTTCTCCTTTCTCCGGGCCTGCGCTACCCCACCTGCGAAGCCCCTGGTCGCCCCCCGGCCAGGGGCTTCGTCATGTATCATCCCGTGCATGTCTGGGACGACGAACAGCGGCCGGCGTGCAATCGCGGATGTTGACAAGATCCGGTTCTGGGAGGCGCGTGCTGCCGGGATCACGATCAAGGAAGCGTCGAAGATCGCCGGGATTCATTACAACACCGGTCAGAAGTGGGATGCGAAGCGCCGCAAGATCGAGGTGGAGCAGGCTGCTGCCGCTGTTGCGTTGGACAAGGCGTCGGCGCAGTCGGGTCGTGAACGTGCAGCGTTGCGTCAGAAGCTCGATGAGGCTGCTGATCTGCCTCCGGTGATCCCGTACGAGCGTTTGTCGGAACGTGCGAAACGTGGCTGGGATGACTTCGATTACTTCCGACGCGTGTATCTGGGTCGTGTGCCGTCGCCGTGGCAGGTTGACGCCGCCTACAAGATCGTCCAGTACCTCGAGTCAGAGGAGAAAGAGTTCCTGGTGTTGAACTGCCCGCCAGGAGCCGGCAAATCGACGCTGTTCCATGATGTGGCGGTGTGGTGCATTGTCCGGAACCGGGGTATTCGTGTTCTGATTGGTTCGATTTCGCAGACGTTGGCGAAAATGTATTCTCGGCGTATCCGTGAGACGTTGGAACGCCCGACACGGCTGATTGTGGACCCTGAGCAGGTGAAGAAGGGGTTGGCGATTGACGCGGAGGGTTGTTTGGCGCAGGATTACGGGCGTTTCAAGCCGACTGCTTCGGGTTCGTTGTGGCGGGCCGAAGAGTTCGTGGTCGAACAGTTCTTGCCGGGCGGTTTGGACAACAAGGAACCGACGGTTTCGGCGTACGGGATCGATTCGGAGTTCATCGGGCATCGTGCCGACTTGTGTTTGTTTGATGACGTGGCGTCACCGGAGAACGCAAAGGAGTCGATTGCGCGTGACCGACTGTTGGAGCGTTGGGATTCGATGGCTGAAGCTCGGTGTGATCCTGGCGGTCTGGTGTCGGTGATCGGTCAGCGTCTCGGACCGGGCGACTTGTACCGGCATTGTTTGGACAAGGTGACGTACGACGATGTGGACGATGATGACGGTGAGGATTCGGTAGCCGAGGATGCGATGATCGACCCGGTGAAAACCCCGAAGTATCATCATCTGGTTTATCGGGCGTATTACGACGAGTTGGACGACGGGAAGGAGTCCCGTAAGAAGACTGCGAAACCGTGGCCTGACGGCCCGTTGCTCGACCCGGTGCGTTTGCCGTGGAAAGATTTGTCGTTCGTCCGGTACAACCAGCCGCAGAAGTTCCGGGTGGTGTATCAGCAGGAAGACATTGACGCCGAATACCAGTTGGTTGATCGGGCGATGATTACCGGTGGTGTCGCCCAGGACGGTGTGCATTACGAGGGCTGTTTGGATCGTGAACGTCAACCAGGGTTTATCCCTCGAGGGTTGTCGGCCCCGTGGATTTCGATTATTTCGGTTGATCCGTCTCCAGCGAACTTTTGGGGTGTGATTTGGACGGTGGTGCAACCCGACCTCGGCTTGTATCACGTTGTGGATATTGAACGGGTGAAACTGACCGCCGAAGAACTACTCGGTTACGAGTTGTCGACGGGGACGTATTCGGGTGTGTTGGAAGACTGGGTGTGGCGTGCCGAAGAAGCCGGCTATCCGGTGTCGCACATTGTGGTTGAGGTGAACGCAGCGCAGCGGTTCTTGTTGGCGCACGATTTCGTTCGTCGTTGGCAGGCGTTACGGCAGGTGCAGATCATTCCGCATACGACGGCCCGCAACAAACTGG